ACTAATAAGTTAAAGTATTAAATGTAGGCGTACGCTTACTTAGTTCGTAAGTCCAATCCTTTGCAAGTTGGAACTCAATAACATTCGTATCATCGTCTACATTACCGTTTACGGCACGACCATGCAAAATAACAGCACTTGCAACAGGAATGCCAGTAAACAAATTACTAGTTAATGCGTCCAGAGTTCCTACAATACTTTTATCGTGAAGTATAAAATACACCTCTAAAGTATCGCCCTCACAAACAATCTCACTAATTTCTTTTTCTTGCGCTGGAGCTAAACCATCCAGTCTAGCTGTAAAAGATGAAGGAGCAAAAGAAATATGCTTCTTCTTTCCGTCCAACGTAGAATTATCATTCCCACCTTTGCTAATTTCTTCACCAGGAGTGACAATTGGGTCGCCTCCGAATAATGGCAAATAAATAACTTTTGTGCTGTCTGCCGCTACTTTTAATGTATCCCAAGGCGTTACATCTTCGGGTGCATCTCCCACTATTGCAGCAGGTACATTATTCGCTGGTGTGCCTATGTCAAAAATAACTTCTCCCTCTCTTACAAACCAAACTCTATGTACTTGGTTTAGGTTAAATGCGCAACTACTAGTGCTAATAGTAGTCATAGCTGTTGGTAATGGGCAACATCCTGCCATGATATTTTGTATTTAGAATTAAGAAATAACTTTTTGCTTTTCCTTGCCATTTCTTATCTAAATTGTATTCTTTATGTCTAAGGCATCGTTAACTTTGCCGTTGCTGTAAAACTTGTAATACTCGTACCATCGTACTTTATAAAGTCATAGTCTACTGTGTACTGTTCGGTCGATGGGTTAGCTGCGAAGGTGTACCAATTGTAGACCCATTCGCTATTGCCTGTCGTACTGCATCTATCGAATGCAACTGATGCAGGTTCGACCGTTGTTATAGCTGGCGCACCACCCGAAAAAGGCGTGAGGTTTAGGCTTATTTTCTTCAAGTCACATGTAACAGTTGCATCGCATGTGATAGTTATTGTGTGTTCCCATGTGCCAGAAGCTGGAAGGGCAGACGCTACGATACTAACCAAACCATCTACAGGAGTTGCAACCCCACAACAATACGTTTGCGGTGCAGGGTCGTTTATTTCCCTTAGTGTGTTTATTACTCCTGCCTCTGTAGCAGTTAAAAAAGAGGGGTCTACGTCTAACGAACTAAGTTGACCAGTTAAATTAAGCCAGCCAGCATCTGAAATAGCACTAGCTTGCCCTGCGTCCACCTCTGCTCTCATTACCGCTTCGGTTATTGGAGTGCCAAGGGTAGCGAATTTCTTCAATGTCTCTAGTAAGAGCATTGCATTGGGTTCTAGTCCTGCTGTGTAGTTACTTGCTAATAGTCTAAAGCTCATAGTCTAATTGTTCTTACTTGTACCTCGTTTATTGGCTCAATTCCTAATAAGTCGAAACCTTCTATATTAGGCAGCACTCGTTCGTTCTTGTGAACCTGTGCAATATCTTTATCCTCGCTTGCATCAGTATTATTATTTTGCCCAAATATAGCTTTATTTAAAAACAAAAGGGCTGCTGATGTTGCTTCATTTCGGGGCTTGCTCATTACCTATTATTTGTTTTAGCCGTTCTCCTTCTAAGCCCTTGTATGCCGTATCTTAGGGCATCCCATAAATGGTTAAAACTATCTATAGGCTTATTAGTAGGCTTATCGGTTTTCTTGTCCTTACCCCAAATATACGAAATTTGTTCTTTTTTCCAATATTTACAGGCAACTATATTCAAAGCTTCGTATTTCTTGATGCTCTCTATGCCGTGTCGTATGCTATCTGCGCCCTTCCTTGCCCCTTTAGCATCCCATCCTAATAGACGCATCTCTTTGATAGTTTTAGGGTCGGCAGAGTCACAATAAATGCGGTCGTTTTTAGGTACTCCTAATTCGTTTAACGCATTACTGATGTCTTTTGTTGTCATTCCGAAATCATAAATCCAGCGTTGGGCAAATAGTTCTCCATCACTTACCCCGCATTTAACCAAAGTTGTAGGGTCATTAGTGAACCCAAAGTCCATGCCCCAACTATGCCGCTTTACATCTTCTGGAAACTCACTTATCCAATTTACATGCTTGAATATAACGCCCTCGGTTTTTCCTGTTAGCCCTTGCCCGTACACCCTCCACTTTTCTTTCTTTGTTGGGTCGTCCCTATAGGCTTCTATTTTAGCTACAATTTTATCGCTAAGTGAGTGGTTGTGCGTATAGTTTGATATGAATAATTGCGAATACTCTTGCCCTATTAATTCCTCGTGAACCCAAAAAGGTGTCGTTGGGTTGTAGTCGATAAATACTTGCTTCTCGGTTCTAATGTTCAATTGGTCGAATATAGCATAAGTCACGCCCATTGCCTCGTTTACAAACAAATAGTCTCTTCTGCCTCCTTGCGCATCCTGTGCATCATCAAAGCTCTTAAACTCCAACGTGCTGCCGTTATGCAAAGTCCATACCCAATTTGTTTTATTTACCGATTGCACCATTTGCCGAAAGCACGAATTGTCTTTTAGTACAAAACCTAGTGTACGCATTGCGCCTATTTTGAGGTTAGGCATGTCTTGACCGACAATGGTTATTATTTGTAGCGGCTCTCTCCAAGCATACACTAGTAGAAGTTGTAGTATGCTGTATGTTTTACCAGAGCTTGAGCCGCCTTGGTTTATTACTATAGGCTTGTCGCATTCGTTATTAGCCGTATAGATTGGGGATTCATCAAATTGCAAGTCAACTGCCATCTATATCGCTTTCTTTGGTTGGTAGCTTTACTTTGGATGGGTTAAATATTAGATTGACCGCTTCCATTGGGTCGCCCGAATGTTCTACAGCCGTATGTTTTGCCATAAAGAACTCCATCACCTTGAGTAGAGTGTTAGCTTTGTCTTTCGGGCTTTCTATTTCGTTTATGGTTCTAAATAGCGAATCAAAGCCCCCGTTGTCGTTAAACAGAGCTTCTAGTGATTCTTTCTTAGCTAGAGTAGACTTGTTTTTACTACCCTCTAGCCTTCCTTTGTTGCCTTTAGTGAATCTACCATTTTTATCCCTCATTGCGTGTTATTTACCGTAGTTTGCCGTAAAACTACGGGGTTTCCATATCCATAAGTCTTAAATACTCTTCTATTGTTTTGAGCTTGTCCATGTGGCACTCACTTGGTTTAGCCACTAATGCCATTATCTTGAATGCATAAACAGAATGAATCATATCATTGACCTTCGCTTGCTCATACCTACTCTCTAGTTTTTCTTTACTTTGCTTATCTATTGGCTTTACTTTGTCGTTTCCTTGTGGCAATTCCAACCCATATACTTCGTTATCGTTTAAATTACTCATAGCCCTATCCTTTCCCTAAGTGACTCTAAATTATGTTTACCAGTTATCAACTTCATAATAGCATCTAAATTACCCTTTTGGTACTTTGGCAAGTCATAGCTATAAGTTGCCGCCTCAAAACTTAGGTAATTATTAATACTAGCAAAATACTCTCCAACTGTATTAAATTCATCCTTTACAAGAACATCAAGCAAATCCTCGTTCGTGGTTTCTCCCCCTAGTTCTTCTATCAGTTCCCACTTTTCTTTCTTGTTCGCATCCTTGAGCCTTAGTATCTTTAAACGTGCTTTTCCGAACTTTGTTCTGTACACCTTGGCTATGAACTTTTTATGTTTGCGGTGTGCTTGTCTTGCTTTCTTGTCTGCTAGTGTCATTAGTTTAATATTTTACTATGCCCTTTCTTGCCAAAAAAGAATTTAACCTTTGGCACAAACACGACCCCGTACTTCTTATCCTTCACCCACTTAAAGCACTCATACATTCTGCCTGTTTTTTCGTACTTGCTCATAATTTAATTTTAAAAAGGCGGCAGCATTCCCACACCACCACCTCGGACACCCAAATACTTATTTCTTAAAAAACGGTAGGAGGAACAAACACCCCCTACCATACTATTATTCCCATTAAAGAATAAAAACCAAAGCACCTTAAAACGAATCGAACTTAAGTTATGAAAACGGTGCTTATCTTGAATATACTTCTTTTTCGGCAATTATGCAAATTAACGCACATATCCAGCAGCTTTTAAAGCTTTGTGTAACTCGTTCTTTGCTTTTCCCATCGCCTTATTTTCAAACTCAAATATCCTGTCGGTCGGGTCGTCTACGTTCATGTAAAATACTCTGTCGATAGCCTTAAAAGGGGCTGGCTGCAAAGTATAAATGTAGTTATTGCCACGCTCTACTATCACAGTAGGAAACCGACAGAAGATGTTTTGAAAGAAGTCTTTGAGTGCCTGTATAATGTGTTGAGCAAGCGGCAGAACTTCGTCTATAATATCAGAAGTTTGCTCGACTATCTCTATAACATTACGCCCGTTTATTTTTCGGGCTATTCTTACTTTCCCATTCGGCAGAACTTCACCGCCTAGTGAATCGTCTTTTGTGCTTACGTATTTAGCCATTTTCTTTCTTTTGTTTCTTAACCTTGATATAATTTACAATTGTTGCCAAAAAGAAGGGAATGAGGACAAAACCCCAATGCCAATCTATTTGCTTTGTTAGCTTCAAGTAAATAAACATTAATTGTAGCCAGTCCACGAAAGGCATATTTCTTCTCTTGTCGCTATCTTTCATTTATTTTATTTATAACTTCTTGAAACGCATCCCTTTTGCCGTGGTCTGCGCTTAGTGTTTGTTCTTCTAACCACTCTAATAGTGCCGCCTCTCGTTCTTCTTTCAAGCTGTTGAAGTATTTAGCATCTTTCTCGCTTAATGTTGCTTTTGATAGTAAATACTGATAGCTACTAATCTTTATTAGCTTTACTTTTACATCTGCTGGAATATTAGCCAACAACAATGCAAGACGCTTTTGTATTTCCTTCGTATCATCCTCTAACTCCTTACCCTCTACGCAATGCTTATGCAAATCCTTGTACAGTCCGCTTGACGTTACCGCCCATTTAGGCGTATCTTTGTCTATTTGAAAGAACAGAAAACCCACTCTAGTTTTTAGCTCCTGCATTTCCGCTTTGATAGCTTCGTACCGCTCTATGGCTTCGGACTTATTCAGCTTTTCCTTCATCCTCTTGCTGTTCCTCTACATGCTTCTTAAATAACTTACCCACATATCCATTTAGACTATCGCCCATACTGTTGGCAATTTCTTTCATCTGCTCGATAATTCCTATCGTGCGTTTATTCTCTACGTATTTGAAGCTTTTCGGTTTATTATCCATTTATTACATAACTTTTATGTTATCCTTTCGTAAATGTAACATAATTTATTTATATTAGCAAATATTCACCAAACAAATTAAAAATGGATGATTTCGACAAAGGCATACTAACGGGCGTTTTTATATCCCTCCTGTTTGTTATCGCCTTGTTGCTGACTTGTCGGATTGAGTTTACATTTATGGGGGATACGGTAATTATTTTAATTAGGATAAATAGATAGACATGGAAAATACATTTGACCACCACGACATAAACCAAGAAACCGCCTTTTCGGTAAACCTAGACAAGCACAAAGCATCTAAGAGAAGATACGCACCCAAAACCAAGGCGCAAAGGCTCAAAGGGGTTTTCTATATCCTTACAACCCTTTGGGTGTTCTGCCAAATCATGAGCGCAGGGCTTGCTAGTACTGGTTTCATTTACTTAGCTACAACAAAACTAAATAGCCCCTTTATTGCTGTTCCTTTTGTAATTCTATGTAGTGGGTTCTTGGAATTTGCTTTTAATAGCTTCATTACGATAATACATAAGCAGAAATGGGATGATAAAACAACTGTTAGCCCTATCCTATACGGCTTAGTTGCTGTATTTGGGCTATTCTATGTGCTTAGTACATTCTTTGGTACTCCCTCTGCTGTAGAAGCATTGGCAGCCACACCAAACTATCACGACATTGAGCAAATAAGCATTGAGCATGACATTGTAATTCAATCGGATTCTACATTTTGGAGTAGTAAAACATCTAAGTCTAGCGCTTCGCTGGCTTCTTTCGTTGTAGCTCAAAGCAAATACGATAGTAAGTTAGATACTATTAGGCTAAGAACAAGTTCTATTAAGGACCACAGAAAGATAAAGGCATCACATGACACGCTAGAAAATCAAAGCCTTGCGTCTAATTTGGCTCTGCAATCCGCCAAGAAAATAGCTATTTTTGAGGCAGAAAAAGAGAACAAGGAAATGAGAAAAGAACATGAGGCTTGGTGTGCTTCTTTTGGGTTCGGGCTTTCTTTTTTTAGTATCTTCTTTGTTGTGGTATTTATACTTTCTTTCTCTTGGTGTGCATGGTATAAGAGATTTGAAATGGCGGACAATGACTCTATTTTACTAAAGAAACAAGAGCAAAGAGATAAAGAAAGAGAGGAAATTCAAAAGATGAAAGACAAAGAAGATGCTAAAGAAAAAAGAAAAGAAAGACAAAAGAAAGATGCACCTATTAATGAGGCAGTTACAACGGGTCAAGCTTCCAATATACAAGAAGTATTTGCGGCTAAAAAAGAAGAAATAACTAAAGAAGATGGTCGTGTCTTTACCGATAAAGATGGAGAACAAAAGATTTGGCATAAACTAAAGAGAGGAACATCTAAAGCAAAGAAAGGGGATTTGGTTATTAAGACAAAAACAGAATACCGTAACATGATGAACAATTGCACATCTGCCGATACTGCCCAACAAATGAAAGCTAATTTGAGGGGATTTAAAACTACTAAAAAAAACTAAATCATGACAATAGTAAACGCAATCCTACTATTCGGGATAGGTTGGGGGTTTTGGCTCGTTTGGGAAGTTGTCAAGCACACACAGGCGGCTAAAATAGAAGCTTGGAGGTACAAACAACGAGTAATAAGAGAGTATGAGGCTATGAAGGTGCAACAGGCTTTAAAATGGGCAGAACGCAACAAGATAGAAGAGTGCGAGGTTGAGGAGTGGGATGTTGTGGAGCAGGGTAAAAGAGAGCCTAAACAATACCCCGTACTAAAACTAGAAATATCTAATTTACCAGTTAAAAATAGGGGATAAATAGAAGTTTTACTATCTTTGTGATGTGTAATTCTCTATCTATCCCCCCTAGCCGCTGCATTCTGTGTAGTGGCTTTTTTTATTTTACTTGGGCTGGGATGCGTTTTAGGTCAGATATAAGATACCGCCCTATGAAACCATTTGCTTTGTCATAAATAACCGCTCGATTCTCCTGTATGCAACAAACCAACCCTATGTCGCTTGGTAAACTAAAGTCTGCGCTGTCTGCCGCCTCGACTAGGCAGCCGAAAACTATTTCTTCGCTTTCCTTGTCGTTAACCTTATTCAGTCCAGCAATAGCAATAGCCCAATCGTTGCCGTAACTCCCTAGCGTCTTTATTCTCCCACTGTTTTTGCCAATAAAATCACAATCATCCTTTAATTGGTCGTCAAATCGCCCCTTATCGTTATCAGGTGCGCCCAAATTTAACGCCTTTTCTGCTTCCTGTATATTTTGTCGTAAAACAAGTAACTCGCTCTTAAATCGCTCTTTTTCGGCTTTGAGTGCTTTGTTGTCGGTTTCTAGTAATTCGTTAGCCCCTCGCTCGGCTGTCAGTAGGGTATTGAGTTTCTTTGTAGCTTCGTTTGTTTCGCTCGCTTCGGCTTTGAGTTCCTTGATTTTCCCAATCAGTTCTTTTTCTAGCTTGCTTAGGCGTTTTTTAAAACCTTTAATCTGCTCTTTTAATAGTTTCTTTTTCATAATTCTGTTTGTTCAATTTTATTAAATTCATCGAATGTTCTTTTTATTCGTTTTATTATTTCCCTAAGGTTCAAATTCTCTTTCATAACATCATCGACAATATCCGACAGCTTCTCTGCTGCCTCTTCATCGCCCTTAATTGCTTTTCTCATTAGTCGGCTTGTCACTAGAGAGTTTACTGGTTCGTTCATTGTTCTAGTTTTTGCATCAGTTCAATCAATCGTTTTTTATACGGCACAACCATTTTCCTGCCCTCGTTCGCTTCCAAGTACCTCAAATGAGACTTTACGAACTTTGCCGTGTTGGAGCAATGCCAGCCGTCTATCGTTGTTGTTTCGGGTAGGGTTGCGGTGGAGTAGAATTGTTTTAGTTCGCTTACCATGCTGTTGATGCAATAATGTCAGCTTGAGGATGCAGTTTCATGTGTTCCTCGAAAGATATTTCTTTACCCTCGGATGTAACCTTTAGTTTCGCCCATTCAGAACGGGGTACTAGAATAATATCATCCTCATTGTCCATTTCATCAATACTAATGCCCGTTGTTAGCTCATGTATTTCAATTGCTTCGATAATTGTTTTTGCGGCTACCCAAGTAGATTCTGATTCCTTGAACTCGTAGATATTTAATTCGTTACTTTTTACGTTTCTTGGGTCAAATATCACTTTTGCCGTAAACGATTGCAGCCCGTTTGTGTAAATAGATTGCCGCTGAACATCTATTGTTGCGCCCTTGCTCGTTATTGTTTTTAGAAACTGCTCTAAATCGTCAATATAGTTGCCCTTTTCAAAGTGTGCCGTTTTGATTTGCTTGTTCTTTTTCATTGTCATTTCGTTTATTTCGTTCTTTTAAGTTTATAAAATCGTTTATCCTCAAAGTCTCCAAACTCCGCCACATAGTACCCTTTTTTCTTGTACGTAGCTAGATGCTCTTTTACGGATTGGAGTTCCTTGGGTGTGTAAATTATCGTTATTGTGCTTTGTTCTCTAATTGTCATAGCTTCTAAAAATTGTTTTGCTATTGCGCCAACTGGCATCGGTTTATTAAAACGGTGTTTCAGATTCATTTGAAATTCTTTGTTTAAAGTTATCAATATGGTTTGCATTCATATCTTGCATAGTAACCAGTCTCATATCGTACATGTCACAAGTCACTTTGTTGTCTGTATCAAAATCGTAGTCCATGAACTCGGACATTCCCATATCAAAAAACAAATAGTCTCTACCTATTTCGCCAAATCGGTTTTTCTTTGTTATCAATGCCGTTACACCTTCTAAGCTTCTGCCTTGTTCGTCCTCTGTTATGCCGTAGTACCCTGGTCTGTAAATAAAAGTCACTACTGTCGCATCTTGCTCTATTGCTCCCGAATCCCTCAAGTCTGACAATTGAGGAACTTTAGAACCGCCTCTGGTTTCTACGGCTCGGCTAAGTTGGCAAAGTGGAATTATTGCAATACGCAAAGCCGATGCAACACCCTTTAACGTTCTTGATATAAATTCAATTTCCTTATTCCTGTTGCTTTTGGCTTCGCAGTCAATTAGCTGCATGTAGTCAATTACTACAAATTTTATATCGTGGTCTCGCTTTAGTTTGTGAATTTTAGACACGATGTAAGTTAATTGAGGGCTTGTGTCGTCAATAAATAATTTAGAATCACTCTCTTTTGATAGTTGGTTGAAAATGTGTTCAATTTGAAGTTCTGAAACTTTATTCTTTCTCAAATCTCCAGCAGATACGCCCGACTGTTGGGCTATCAATATCCTGCAAAGTTGCTTTTTACTCATTTCCAAGCTAAAGAACGCCCCACTATACCCAAATAGTTTTTGTGCGTTTTGTGCCATTTGTAGGGCTAATGTCGTTTTGCCCATAGATGGACGAGCCGCAATTATTATCAATTCCCCATCAGTTGATAAACCTCCTATTCGCTTGTCGTAACTCTCGAACCCCGTTGGCACTCCTGTTACTTCTTTGAATTTGCCCAAATTATCGCTTATTTCACGTGCTAGGCTTAACGAAACATCATGAGCCGTATGTTCTTCTTCTATGTGGTTAGATATTGCCTCATTTAGCGTATTTTGCGATTTGCTTATTTCTGTGTCAATATTCGTATTCGGGTCAAACGCTGCTTGTGTTAGCTTGTGGTTTGATATTATCGTTTTCCTTCTTACGCTTTTGTCGTGCAGAATCTTGGCGCATCCAGTAACATCTACGTTGAAATGCTTACTTGTAAATTCTGCCATGCCAGCGAAGCCGCCAAGTTCCTCTAATTGCTTTTTGTTTTTTAGTGTATTGCAAATGGTCACTAAGTCAATATCTAATTTTTTGTTGTGGTGTTCAATTATTGCATTCCAAATATTCTGATGCTTGCTAGTGTAAAAACAATCTTCCGTTAGTAAGTGGATGCAATTAAATAACCCGTGAGGCACTAGTAGGATGGTGCTAAGTAAAGCCGCTTCAATTTCTGGGGCGTTTGGTAGTTCTTGGTTCATGCGTTGCTTGTTTTGTCGTTAAATGAAAAAGTAGGAATAAACCCGTTTTTGGCTTTTGCTTTTTTATCTCTGTTTTTAGTCCACTTTGGATTCCATGAGACATTCCCTTGTTTTTCAGTCTCTTGAAATGCTTTTATAATTTCCAATTCGCTGTAGTCGTTGGTGTAACTTTTAATTGCGCTCACTTGGCTGGATATAGTTCCGATAACTCCCCAACGGTCTGACTTTTTCGATTCGATGTAACGCCAGAAGCTTAGTATCTCATTTTGGAAGTTATCCGACCAGTCAGAAGGGAACAGCCCAAAGTGAAAGTTTTTATCTAATTGTGTTGCTCGGACTAGTTCGCCTTTTTGTATTTTTTGAAATTCGCTTATAAGGGGATATTTTTCTTTTCCTTCTTCTCCTTCTTCTTTATTCTTTTCATTCTTGTATGTGTCTTTCTGCTGTTCTTCTGTTGTCTTTCTGTTGTCTTTCTGTTGTCCAGTCTGTTGTTCTTTTGCTTGATAAAAGTCGTAGTTTACTATCGTCAAAACCTGTGTTATTCGGCTTTTCGCTATTTTTATCTGTTGTTCTTTTTCTAGGTCTTTTAGGAATTTTCTTACTTTGGTTCTTGACCACTTCCATCTATCGGATAATTCAACTTCTGACCGTCCAACTTGACCACGCCCAACAATAACTTTATTCCCACGCTTGTAGAAAAATGATTCTTTATGATTTGCTAATAACAATAAATCAACCCAAGCCTGTCCTCTAGAAAATGGCTCACTGCTCCAAAAATCATTATCTTGAATTGCTCTATGTAATTTTATCCATCCCTCCATTAGTAGTTGTCTTTTAGTAGGTCACCACGGTACTCGTCCATGAATATTTTACCATTAACTAGTCCTAAATCAAAAATACTATTTAGCTTAATAATGGCATTTTCGGCTATCAATGCTTCCTTCTTTGTCTTGTAATATTTTAGGACAATAAAAGTATCAAAATCCTTTTTTAACCCCCTATGTTCCTTTATTCTTTTAAGTATTCTGCCGCTGGTTGTTACTCCAACGTAGCAGGGCTTTAAGTCTTTTACTAAGCAATAAACTACATATTCTTTCATAATTGTTTTTGGTTAGGGGGTTAAAGTGATTCTAGCAATTCAAAAACTAACTCCATGTCTGGATTGCGGAAAGCATAATTAAGGTAGTCCGTTGGCTTGTTGTAATGGTAGTGATTTAATTTTATATGTTCCTTTATTGACTTCTCGGTAAGAAAAGCATTCTTGTATTCGTGTTCTTTAGTCACCCAAATCTCTCTGTACCCAATTTCTTCAAGCTTACTGGCGTAGTCGTTAGAATCAACTAATTGCGTAGCTAATTCTAATGCTTTTAGCGCAATATGCTCGTCTGAATCATCCTCTAACTCAATATGTTTAGACATTTCATCTTCATTCTCATAGAAATAACCCGATAGAAACTCTATTATTTCCTTGTCCTCCCTTAATTCACCTTCCCCATTTTCGTTAATATAAATACATTCACCGTTGCCCTCTGTGCTTATTACCTCTTTTTCGCATTGTATTTGATAAAAATAAGGCTTTGCTGTTGCCCTGTTGTCTTGCGTTTTGATTTCGTTGGATAGGTCTTTTAGTCTTCTGTATAGGTCGTCTGATATTGATATTGTTTTCATAATGGTAAGTATTTAAATAGAAAAAGCCTCAAAGGGTATGAATAGTTTAGGAACGTGCGGACAGATGCACATATACTATTCCCCTTTGAGGCTTTCACCAACAAATAAGATTTGTTTATTCTGTCCTATGTCAGCATTGTAGTGAGAGTTCCTAATTCTAACTACTGCCGTTACCCCAAATATACGCAACTTCTCGCAGCTATGCAAGTTTATGCCAATAACTCTTTTAAATCTTCAACAACTCTTTGGTAAGTTACCACCTTGGATTCTGCAACATTATACGCTACTGGGTTCTTTAGTGCGTACATCTTCATTGTTTTCTTGTTGAATAATATTTCGATGTTGTACGCCTCTATTAAGAGCTGTATTTCTTTCTTTTTCATAATTGATTTTGGTTAGGGGGTTAGAGTTCAAAATTCAATACCCCTTGTGTTACTTGCTTTGATTCGTGTACTTTGATAGCTGCGTCTAGTATTGCTTTTCCAGCTACGTAGTCTACCAGGTTACGGGCTATCTTGTTTTTGCGCTGTGTTCCCTTGTAGGATGATAGGTCTATTTCGTGGAATTTGCATAATATTTCTAATTCGTTTTTGATATTAGAGCCAACGACACCGCTTTCATTTTCCCTCTTTTTTGTATTGTATGGAATTTGAAAGTTTGACCAATAGATATGCCTACCTCGCTTTTGCCCTGGAATAAGTAATTTATAAAACGGTATCACGTTCTCAATGCAAAATAAGCCCTCAAAATAGTGATGCAAAAGAATTATCTCTTGGTATAGCTTCATATCTGGGTAAGCGTCTTTAAAACTGTCTCTATTTTTCTGCGAGTGTCTAACTCGGCTATGAGTAGGACAAGGCGGTGAACTCCAAATAAAATCAAACTCTTTGTAATGGTCAAGCAAATACTGATGTGCATCCCCAGCTATTACAGTATCGTTCGGAAAGCGTTCTTTGTACATTCTCGCTAATTCGGGGTCAAGCTCAACGGCTGTAATTTCGTGACTGTCGCCCCATTTAAAGCGGTTTCCTCCCAAACAGGCGTATAATATAAGTATTTTCATATCAAAATAGTTTCATTTGTCGGTTCTCGTAGTTGGTTATTTAATTTTGTACAAGCTTAGGGTGTGAGAAACACTACCAAAGACACTAGATTTGCATCCATTATCGTTAGCTAAGGACACGTAATAATTTCCATCAACTAAAGCCATTAGCCAGTTGTTTGTTGATGTATCCTTGTAGAGTTTCTTTATTCTGCTCACCCCGTTTTTACCTAAATAACTTAAAGCGTTTTCAGTAAACACATGCCCATCTATAGGGATTTCTATTAGCTCTTTCAAATCTTTCATAACTATTTATTAAGGCGTATTAGTAAATGTCTTTTAATACAATTGAGAATTGAGATGCGTTCTTGTAAACCTCCTTAATGCATTTTGTATCTAAATTTTCTCTATCGCTCCAGTCCTCGTTTTCGTCAATATAAATACATTCACCGTTGCCCTGTTGTCTTGCGTTTTGATTTCGTTGGATAGGTCTTTTAGTCTTCTGTATAGGTCGTCTGATATTGATATTGTTTTCATGATTGTTATTTTAAAAGTTAATTAATTTCAAGTCGCAAAGCAGAACCTTTCGGAACGCTGCTAGAATAGGGTTTTTTGTCGTTCCTCAATAATAGCATCTCTATGGTTTTTTTTATTCAAGTTAAAATAACTCTCTTTTAACTCAATAGATACACTCTTTCTCTTCATCTTCAAAGCAGTATAACCTTCTGACCCTATGCCCCCAAATGGACTAAAAACAGTATCTCCCTCGTTGCTATACAAGTGCAAAATGCGCTCAATAGTATCTAATTGTAAAGGGCAAATGTGTTTTTCATCATTCCCATCTCTAGCACTTCTATATTGCAACGTTCTTCTATAGTCTACATCCATCCAAACTGGAGATGCGTATTTTTGCCACAAATCTACTGGCAAATAGTCGGGCTTGGTAAAATCATCCGCTTGATGTGTGATAGGCGTTTCGTTATCGCCTTCGTTTCTAAAGAACAAAACATAGTCAGGTATTCCAACTCTAGACATTACGCTATCCTTTTTTATAGTCTTATGGAGCAAACCAAGAGCCTTAGTTCTTTGCATTTCTGTTACTGGGTTCTTCCATATCGTAACCCGTGAATGATAAATAAAGCCCTGTTCTATAAACCAATTTATAAGCATTCCGCTAAAGTCTCTTAACCCGATAAACCCTTCTTTTCCTTTTTGAATAGGCAAATCCATACAATGAACCGCACATATTCTACCAGCCTTTAAAACTCTTTTGATTTGTGGAATCAAGTATTTAAAGTGATGCTCAAATTCCTTGTAATTCTTTACATTCCCCATATCCGCAGCCTTATCGCTATAAACATACAGCTCTGCAAAAGGAGGACTAAAAACGCATACATCAACACTATTAGCTGGTAGACTTTTAGATGCTTCTACGCAATCCCCGTTAATTATGTGGTATCTATCGTTTTTTACTTCTTTTGTATCAACTACTGCCCCTTTTGAAGACTTGTAATTATGCTCTGCGCTGTATTTTGCCATTTCTCCAATCATTTCTTTATGTTTTCCTTCTTTTTCTAAAATAGTTCTTCTTACGTTCGTTTGTGATTCTGGAATAAGTATGTGAACTTTTACCTTTTTAGTTTGTCCGAACCTATAACAACGCCTAACAGCTTGATAAAAAGCCTCAAATTTGAAGTCGTACGAACAAAAAACCATATTGCAGCAGTTTTGGTAATTCATCCCGAAACTAGCGATTGATGTTTTTGTTACTAGTACTCTAAACTCATTATCTGCAAACCCTAATAACCTATCAGCCTTTGTTTGTGGTTTGTCACTACCTTGTACATTAACAGCATCATCAATGCTTCTTGATAGGAGGTCGGTTTCTTTGTTCTGTAAGCCCCAAACTATCCATTGTTCATTGTTTGAATTAACTAGTTCTGTCGCCAATTTTACCCTATCAGCCATTGAACGCCTTAAATCTTTATTCAAATCAGTTGCAGATACCGCAGCAGTAACAAATAAAGTATTAGTATTATTCTCTACGGGTATAATGTGTTCGATATACTCTATTTCTGGCAGGTCGTACCCTTCCATGTTATACCCTAAAGTACTAGGCTTATCTATAGATATAGACCATGTACATACAAACTTCCAAAAGTCATCTTTTGCATGCTTTCTTAGTCTCCATTTAGAAGTCTGCCCACCATCATGAACAAAATACATAGCTAACATTTCTAAGTAACTCATAGCCCCTAAAAATTGGGCATGTTGTCCTAGTTCCATGTGGTCGTTTGGTGATGGTGTCGCTGTACATGCGAGTCTATACGGGGTTTGCTGGAATGACTCTATGATAAGTCTGCTTAGTTTTCCATCCCTTCCTTTTAAGATACTAGATTCGTCTAATACAACACCCCCAAAGATAGAAGCATCTATATTCTTTAACTGGTCGTAATTTGTTATGTATATCCCATCCAAAGAATCATCGTTTCCGTTTTCGTATCTTGATATATTTATGCCAAATTTGACCCCTTCATTAATTGTTTGTTGAACTACTGCCAACGGGGATAATATCAAAACAGGTTTTTTTGTCTCAAATGCAACTTGCTCCGACCATGCTAAGAATTGAATAGTTTTACCTAGTCCGCAATCTTCAAACAATGCAAACCTACCTTTTTTGCATGCTAATTTTACTACATGCTTTTGATATTCGTATAAGTTTTGATTTAAGTCTTTAGCCTCGAATCCGCAAGCGATAAAACTCTTTTCTTTTGTCTTTAAAAACTCCTGATAATTATTCATTGTTCGATGTGTTAAATAAAAAAGCCCGTTTCAAAAGTAATTAATTGGCTTGGTGAGCATTGTCTATACACATCGAAAAGACAGCAATTAATTACCCTTGAAACGGGCTATTAAATATTTTATTGATGTGTTATTTGCTTAGAGTACCACCTCATAGCGTTTCAAAGATAATATAATTATTGAAATAAACTAAGTAATGGGTAACTATTTATTCAATTGTTCCAACCCGTACTTTTTGATAATGCTATTTATCTTAGCACGGTAGGATTTGGAAGTGAAATAATGGCACTCTTGGAGGGCATAAAGCCATCCTTTAGTGGTTTTCGGGTTTAAGCCTTTGTAACAGCCCTGATTTAACACTTTTGCCCACTTCTCGAAGCAAGCAACACGGCTCTCAAACTCCTGATACTGTCCGCTTTTCTTGATGCCTAACCAATTGCACTTATTGATACAAAGATTTGACGTACCCCATCCACTTTCTAGTGCTGCCTGTGCTATTAGGAGCGATACTGGCAGCCCGTTCTTGTCGCAGACGTGTTTTGAATCATCGTAGATATTGTTGATAAATAGGCTTACTCGCTTGTTGTCGATGTTCCGTAGACAATTTGCCCTGTCTTTGTCCGTGCTTAGTAAGCAGAAGGCTATAAGGGCTATTATTATTCGTTTCATTTTCGGTTGTTTAAGATTTTGGCTTGTAGTTTTTAGCTCTTAAAATATACTCTTCTGCATAAGCAATCTTTTTCTTTAGGCTTTCTATGCTTTTTGCTTGAGCATTAATAACAGCATCTTTTGCCTCCTTTGGTGTGTCGTAAAATGTATGATAACTACATTTTTTTACTTCACGAGTTATATGCTCGTTTTTTTTCTTTGTGAGCCAATCGGTGCGATAAAACCACACCGAATGTTCGGTTGTTCGTTCAACTTCAACCTCTTCTATGTTGTTATCGTAACCCACTCTATACATTTTTTTCATCTTGGTTTGCTTTTGACCTCCGCAGCTCGAACCGTACGCAGTTCTCTAGTACGGGCTTTGGCTTTGGAGTGTTTAATTGTTTTAGTTTGTAGTCCTCAATCATAGCATCGGTAAGGGGTTGTCCTTGGTTGCTTCTGCTAAGTCTGCGAAAGTAAGAACTTTAACCCCGTCTCTAAATTCGTGACTACTACTAAGATAAGCCGCCTTTTGACTTATCCCTATCCAGTAATTGCCCGACCTAATAAGCCATTCCGTTGGGTTTTTATCTACGTATTCCCAACCCGAAAACAATACCGCTTTCTTGGCTTGCTCGTAGGCTTTGCAGTCTGCTGTCCACTGATTTAGCTCATCCGCTGACCATCCTAGCGAATCTATTAGGTTTTCATCAAAGTGGCTGTGGTGTCCGTTGTAATGGTCGTAGTTATTCGGCTCGGAAACTGGCACACCATCCACGCACGGCACGAAATGAGATAGAGAAACGGTTTCTTTGAGCAATTCGGCATGTTCAAAAAGTATATCCCAAGCACGGTCAATGTTATGGGATTCAGTCACGTAGTCGTTTAGTTCGCTGAATATTGCGCTTAGTGTTAATAGCTTTTTCATTGCTTTGTTTTTAAGTTCTTTAATAGCCGCTTTGGGCAGGGGTTGGGGGTTAGGCGAAATCCAATAGGGAATCAAAGTCAGCTCTAGCTTGAATTAAAATCATTTCCTTTTTGTCTTGCACGGCTTTTTCTCTGCGCAGGTCATAGAGCAAGGACACGAGGGAATTAAAGGCGGGTATATTGGTGCATTTAGCTTTTTCTAATCGGGTAGACTCTATTTCTTTCCTTAATGCTTTAATTTCGGTTCTAGTTCTGCTTATTTTACCATCGTATTCGGCTATTACTTTTTTGATTCTCGCTTTCATTTTGTTTGTTTTGTTGTTAGTAATTGTTTGTTTCGATATTCAAATATAAAACGAATAATTCGGTTTTGCAAGTTTATTTGCAATTCTTTTTTCTAAACACACATTTTAGGTTTAAAACTTCTTGTTTTTCGCATAAAATTAACTGGTTTAAGTTTTTTGGCACTCCTAAAGTCCTTAATAGCATCCTGTATTACAGTCCTTAATTCCCCGTTATCATCAGAGTTAAATTCCTTTACTATTTGTTGGGCTTTTTCTAGCATAGATATAGCATCTTGTATTGTTCTGTATAGCCCCAAATACAACCCCCCTCCATGAAAGTTATTATTATCTGGAAGCGTTACTGTCGCTTTGTAGGCTGTTTTCCTTGAGTTAAAGGATATTCCTACTGGCACCCCTGTTAGTTTTGCTAATTTCTTACCGTAATGGTCTTTTGAGTTATTTTCTCCACGGGTTATTCTTTGTAAATTACAAATCCTATCGTCATACGGAATGTTGTTAATATGGTCAATAACATAACCTTTCGGTATATCCCCAGCAAAAGCAAGTACCACTAAATGAGACACTAATGCAGACTTTGCTTTTCTCCCTCCATTCGATAAAGTCACAATTCGTCTACATCTAGGTTCTTGGGAAAGGTAAACTATTCCAAAGTATTCTATCTTTCTAATTCTCCCAATGTTGGATATTTCATAAAGCCCTGTGTAGTCAATTCCTTTGTATTTTACTGGCTTCCATTGTTCTTTTGATAATACGCTCATTTTAAATTCATTTTAGGGTAAATAAATTGGTTTATAACGGCTAAGCTGTTGGATGATGCCTCTAGATATGCGCTTATAACTCGCTTTGCAGGCTCTAAACCAACAACAAAACCAGCGATATAGTACCGTTCCTTTAGGGCAGTTAAATACTCAAGCTGACTTTTTAAATGGTCGTCTTTCCTAAGGGTGCCATCCCTTTTAGACACCTTAGTGCCTGTTCTTTTGAACTCAATAGCTAGACCGCAATATTTGTCTAAAAACCATTCTTGAAAAATTAAATCAGGATGCCCTTTTCTTGCGCGTGTACTCATTATTCTGCGCTGCCCCATATTTAGCCTTATCCCTCCAAGGTCTACCGTATAGAGAATGTCAGGGTAATTCTTTTTTATCCACCTACAAAGCTCTGTTTGTTCTTGTTCTTCCGTTGGGGTTTTCCCTTTAAACATCCGTTGGTACTGCTTCGCTGTTATTTTCTTTTGTTTCATTTTCTTTTAATTTGATAACTCCAAATGTTTTTTGATGCTTGGTCCCAAAGAAGGCTAATAGTTTGCTCTGTTTATTAACATGCATATTACTATAAGAGTCTAATTTTATAATTTTCCAAAGCGTTCTCCAACCAACAGGGCAGCCAAATATCTCTTTGATGTTCGCCTTTTGAATGTTACCCCAATTAATAGAGTTTTCTTCCATAAAGTCAGCAATCGAACCCTTCAAGGATTCTCTAATTTCTTTCTGCATAATGTATATTTTTTAGTAATTGTATAACTCAAAGATAATATTTTTTCTTGGAAATACAATCTTTTTTGCAATAAAGTTTGCAACTTCCAAAACTAAATTATATCTTTGTAACATCAACGAATCAAAAAACAAACAAAAACTAGTAGTTATGAAAACTTATAATTATAGAGGTTACACAATCACCCCATCGAAGTACAGCACTACAATCTCAAAGGATGGTAAATATGTAAATAGACTAGATTCGGCTTCTAGTGCTGAATATTTTATTGACACGGTACTTTTAGACCAATAAAAACGAATCAAAAAACAAACAAAAACTAGTAGTTATGAACGGTCAAAAAATTAAGAAAATAACAGTAACGAGAGCGAATCCAGAGTATGATTTTTGGTATGAAGTCGGAAGCATGGGAGTCACTGAAATAGTAGACATGAGTTTTGCGGGTGATAATTATGTTAGTGCTTATGTAATTTACGGCAAAGAGGTTGATTGTAAAAGAGAGGTTATCGCCCAATTAGAAGGCTTGCCCGTTGTTATAGAGTACTCACCCATTTCTTAACCCCATAAAACAAACAAAATGAACTACAAAACAGGCGACACGGTGCGTGTCAAAGCAACAGGTCAGATAGCAATTATCTCTGGCGAAGACTTAAACCGCTTTGAATTGGAAGACCTAGAAGGCGGCTATATTATGAAAGATGGGGCGCATAGTTTCACCTCTGACGAGCTAGAGAAAGTGGAGCTAGAAGGCGGCACAGACCCTATCGACTTTAGTGAGCCTCCAACTTGGAACGCTTTAGAGGTTTACCATAATGCAGAGATAGCCAAGCGTAAGGCGGCAGAGGATGCCAAAGAATGCGCTTTACACAAGCTGCTAGAAGAAAGCGGCTTCCCTGACGATGATAAGGAAGAACCCGAGCTAACGCCCGAGCAAAAACTTGCTTATCAGTACGAGCATTTGGAGCATGAACAACAACAACAATTAATTCACCCTGATATTAACAATCTATAATGAACTTAAACGAATTATCAAAGCCTCTACCAATTGAGAGCGTAGAGTTTAGAGTACAAAGCATAAATAAAGGCGGATATGCAACTATATTAGCCTATAAAGATGCTCGTGTAGATATGAATAGACTGGATGACGTTGTAGGAGTTGGCTATTGGAAAAGAGAACATATCACAATTAACGGGTCGATGTTCTGCCGTGTTAGTATCTACAATAAAGATATTAGCGAATGGGTAGGAATGGAGGACGTAGGCACGCAAGCTATGGCAGAATCCAATAAGGATTCCGAAAAAGGACTTGCTTCTGATGCGTTTAAACGTGCTTGTTTTAATTGGGGAATAGGTAGAGAGTTGTATGCTTATCCTGTTATTCAAACAAAGCTAAATTCTAATGAATTTGAACTTTACAAGGATAGGAACGGGAAGGAAAGGGTTAGGCAAACCTATAATTTAAAGCTAAAAGAATGGATTTGGGGCGCAAAGTTTGAGGGCAATAATATAGTTCAATTAGTTGCCAAAGACAACAAAGGTGCAGTCCGTTTTAATTGGGCAGCAAAGAAAACAAGCAAACCAACGGATATAACAAAACCGCCTTATCCTGTTAAGAATTACGAAAAACTAGCCAACTCTCTATTTACTAACAAATGTACACTAGAGCAAGTGAAAGAGCAGTACACGGTATCAGCAGCAGCAAAGAAAACTATCATGGGTCACGTTGAAGCCTTGCAAAACCAGTCGAAATAATGAGCAGCTATCAAAGAAACGTAGAAAAACACTTCGCTTGGCTGGACGCAATGTTCCCTCCACAGGCAGAAGGGCAGCCCCACGAACCAAACCGACCGCTACCCTTTAACCAATCTTTAATAGCCCAATACAGGGCAGCAAATAGGGATGATAGGCATGTAGTCGAGAATGTACACACGCTGACAGACGTGGCTAACGATAAGGATATAATTAATTCAGAAACTTGGAAAGCATTGAGCGAAGATGATACAACTAAGCAATAAATCACAGCAAGATATTATCGACATGGTATGTCAGCTATTGGACTGGTACGAACAAAACGCCTCCAATGCTGATATACTAACCCTGCTAGACTTCCAAGATAAGCTTAGTCTTTTGAGCGTAAATTTAGCCCATATTACAGCAGTTAACAAAGGTTCTTACCTTCGTGCTTACTTCAACAGAAAGCTAACTTTTAGCATGAAGAAATTAACCTTTATAGAGGATGGGGAAAAGATAGGCAAGGCAGAGGAAAAGGCATCTATTCAATTGGGCGATGTAAAAGAAATAGAAATAAGAACCCACGTAGAAGCCGACAGCTTGAACCTAACACTTAGGCAGGTGAACAAAGTATTATCTGCTGCTCAACAACGACTAAGCTTTATGAAGTCAGAGAAGCAAAGAATGGAGGCATTAACGCACGACAACAAAAGCTAATGGCATCAATACACAAACTACGCAACGGCAAGCACAAAGTAAGCGCATCAAGTAGGCGTTTTGGTCAAATAGCAATTGGTCATTACGAATGCGAGGATATGGCTAAGATAATTAAACAGGTGGCGGACTTTCTGCTGCTTGATAAGAAAATAAACCGTACTATCTTCCTAGAGCATATCAATTATGTTCGGAGGGCTTACGGATTGAAGAACTTAAAAAGAAAAGAATAATGAGAACAATAGAGTTTAGAGGAATAAGAAAAGATAGCAAAGAATGGGTTCACGGCTTTGTCGTTAGATTCCAGAATGATGATTCTACGTATAGTTATTACATACAGGAAGATACCTTGCACGAGGTAGACCCGAAAACAATAGGGCAGTACACAGGGCTAAGAGACAACACCCGAACAGAAGAACATCCCGAAGGTGTAAAGGTGTTCGATGGGGATTTGTTCGAGATGGTTTATTCAAATGTTCCTGATGGGTATTCTATACTAGGAGGAAAAAAAGAGGTAAAAATTGCTATCGCTATTGTTGTTTACAAATGGGGTCAATTTCTACTAGAATACAACCATCCCGAAACGGGGCAACTATTATACGCTAGCCTTTATGAGGTGCTAAAAAAGAATGATGAAAAGGTTGTGATAGGAAACATTCACCAAAACCCAGAATTAAAACCATAACAATGAAGTTCACAAAGAAAGATTTAGCAATGATTCAAGCGTTATTAAAGCACAGAATCCAAATAGTAATACTAAGCAACACAGAGATAGAACTAAGAGAGTCGACCATTTCCTTTGCTGTATGGCTAGAGGTTGAGCTTATCGAGGGTAAAAGCCTTTATAAACTAATTACTAAGCAACTTAAGCGACAAATAAAACTGGACTCTAATAATGAAAGGTATTTTGAGTACATAAGCGATTTGAGGGCTATTTTAAAATCAATTAAGAACGCTGTAAAAAACATAGAGTAATGAAAGCGAAAATTATAGAACTATTAAGAACAAGTAAAAGTCACTTAGATTCAGTTGATATTTGTTTCAGAATGCAGATAAGCGCAGACAAAGGGATGCGACTACTTAGCGAAATGGAAGAAAGCGGAAAAATAAAGCGTGTGAATAATTGCGCTGCTTATTATTATGTAGCCTTGTAAATTATCGACAATGAACCTAATTAACCGAATCAAAAACAGGCTATACAAGCAACCTAAAACCCGTTTCTGCATTGGGCAGCCTATCCGCTTAGAAGCTCCTAAAATGGTGCGTTTAGGGGGTATTTTAAACACTACAGAAGCGACAAGGCAAGTTTGTATTAAAGAGCATTACATCTTGCAGTACCACGGGCAGAGTGAGACAGATTACAGGTTTATCGTAAAGGTAAATGCAGAGCCGAAAAGCGAAATAAGAAACAATACGCTTATATTAATTAGTAAAACGTCATTTGAGAACTTGAAATATAAAGAATTATGAACCAAGCAAAAACACCCCAAGACGATATTTTTACAGACGATAACGGTATTCTGTGGGGAGATTTTCCGCAGCATTAAAAACTCGACACGTCTTTTAATATAGTATAGTAAAATAATTTCACTCGCTGGAATCCTTTATACATAGGGGTTTCAGCGTTTTTCTTCTAATAATTCTAAATAAAGTTAGAAATAAATACCGTGTAAACTTGCACGGTAACTTTATTTGCCCTATATTTGTATTAACAACAACGCAATTATTAACAACAAAACAAACGAATCATGTACAATTTCTCACTTTTCAACTGCAACACAAATAAAACAATTGAAACATTTAGCTTTGAAACTAAAAAGGAAGCTAATAGAGAATTAAGAAAAGTAATAAAAACGAATGACCTACAAAGACACGCTGGGCATATCGTCAATTACAGTACAGGTTTAGAGATAAACAAACAATACTAACAAGCAAGGGGCGACCCTATTTTTAAAACACTTTTAAAACACTTTTAAAACAAACAAAATGACTGTTCAAGAAATTATCAACATCGGAAAAGTAACAAAAGTAGACATTTTAAACTTTGTAGATGGCGTAGGGTGCTACGGTGAAGTACAAAAAACATTAAATGAGGCTACTGGCTTCGAGAAAGCTGGCATCGACATTAACACAGACGAAGCAACAAACGAAGAAATTCTTTCTGCTGGAATCATTGATGTTACCCCTTTTTAATACATTCTCAACACGTGGGAAGATAAGCACCTATTTAGAGATATAAAGGCGTTTATTTTCTCGCATAATGAGAAAACCAAACGAGGGGCAACCCTCTTTTTTAAAACTTTTAAAACAAAGAAGAAATTGAATTATTCAGAAAGAAGATGGAAATGGGCGAACGAACAAGAAGCCGCTCAAAGCAAAAAACATTCATGCGGGAACACCTTTTCTGACGACATGAACTACCTAATAGGGGAAATTCAAGAGGCAGCAGAGAAGTTTGCCGAATCAGATAAGGGAAAGGCTCAGGCAGCCTTTCGGCAAAGATATGTTAAAGAAGTTGGGGAATTCGCAAGAACCCTATGCCCTAAATGGAAAGTGGGCGGTGGGTTCAACTTCAACTCCTTGAAGCTGTGGAATTTAGCAGTTTCTTTCCACCCATACAAAGGGGGCTTGTCTATGAGGGGAATAGGAGAAATATCTATGTTTGAGAAACTCATGCCAGAGGACATCGAGGGGGCTAAAGAATACATATTAAGGCTGGCGGAGTTTGGAGCCATAACAGGCGCAGACCTGTGTAATGAAAAAATAAAATTCCTTAATGGGCTATAGTAATAAATGATGGAACTACAAGCCAAACTCCACGCCTACGCATCCAAACACGGGCTATCTATGTGGAAAATAAGGGATGGGCATAAACCAAACCCGTTCCCAATCGGGCGCAAAAATATAGGTCTACTGCATTCGTGGGAAGATGGCAGACCGCAATTATCCGAAAGACTACAAACCGTTCTTAGTATGTTCTTCGAGAACGAGGAACTTAAAGAACAACTAAATCAATAGGAATGAAAACTAAAAAATGCCCTCGATGCAAAGAAACAAAGCCTAGAACATTAGAGTATTTCCATAAGTCGAAAACTAGGAAGGACGGGATGAATGGGGTTTGCAAGGATTGTATAAAAGAGTGGAATAGAAAACAAAGGGAGAGGTACAAGAACGACCCTGAATATAGGAAAAAACGCCTAGAATACGACAGGAAATACAAGGAGTCAGGCAAAAGATACTTGAGCAACAATAAGCCGAAAAACAGAGAACGAGCAAGAGAGTACTCTAAAAAATACAACAAAGAAAATAGAGAAAAATTAAATGCGTTTTCTAGAGAGTATAGAAAAAAAAAGCCTGAAATAGTTAAAAAACTAGGGAAAAGAGCGAACAGTAAGGCGGTAACGAATCTGCCTGACCATTATGTCAGAAATAGAATACAGCAACAAATTAAACGGGGGCAAATAAAAATATCACCCGAAGACATAACCCCCGAAATGATAGAAACAAAGAGACTATTAATATTTATTAACCGTGAATTAAAAATTCAAAAGAATGGAAAACAACCAAATTAAAAAAAGTAGCGATTTAAACTTATTCCTTTCCGAAACCTTGGCAGGTATTAAAAACGGAAGCATTGATTTAGGTTCTGCAAAGGCAATAGCCCTAGTAGCCGACAAAATCAACAAGAATAACATGAACGGTATTCAGTACAAAAAAATAACTAGCCACCGAAAGAAGCTAGATTTTTTTGAAGAATAAACCACTACTAGCCTCTACTTCGGTAGGGGCTTTTTTACGTCAATGCCTCTTTAATTTTCTTCCCTATTAGTATCATCCACTTGCCGCATTTAAAACCTGGCACCAAGTTACTAGATACATATTCCGTACCTGTTGCATCTATAGGGGTTAGCCAAGTTTCCTCGTTATCCAAGTCCTCAACTTTCACCTGTCCTAGTGTCGTATTGTAGTGAATTTTACACGTTTCACAATCACTCGTTTCTGAATTCCAGCTCATTATTTAATGTTTAAATTGTTGACATATTCAAGCCCTGAACTATCGTCAAAGCTCGGTAAAAATTGCTCAAAGAACACAGCAATAAAACCATAGGCATCTATCGAGTAAGCATCCAACAGCGAACCCAATAAAAAGCAAGATACAACTAACACAACAAGTAAATGATAGTAAGGGTATATCTTTTTTGACTTTAGATAAAAGTTGTATTTATTCATCATTCGGGTGTTTTAATTCTTTCTTTAATTTCTCTAACCTCCTTACTAAGTCCTTTGCCATGTCGAGCCTGTTCTCTAACAATTCGCCTTTTACATCATCCGTTGAGCTGTCTATTGATTTCTTTATATCCTCCACTATGTCGTACATGTGAAAAAGAAACTCAACAGGCGTTAAAGGCTGTGGTCTATTTAGATAAAGCCAAGCAGACCAAATGATGTCAACACTCAAAAATAGCAACAAAATCACGTCCCAATTCATATTATAGATTTTAGGCAACAATGGGGTAATATATTTATATCAAGCAGCTATCAAGGGACGTTAATTGCTGCGAGGTTTTTGTTTTAATTAATAGAGGCAATAATACCACCGTAAGCGTCCGCCCTCGCCCCAGTTGGGGTAGGAGTAATACAAAGCACTATAGTATCAGGAACTCCATCTAAATCTATTCCTATTTTCCTATTTAACCCAACGCTCCCACTTTGGGTTTCTCTGGTTAATTTACCGCTAAAGCCTCCCCAAAATTCCATGCCGCCAGTAACAGTCGTGGTAGATGGGTTTGTACCCATGTCGGGGTCAGCGTATTGCAACCCTAAATTTTGCCCGTTTTCGTCTGTTAATTCAGTCCATGCACCCATAGCACCAGCAACGGTAGGGTTAATTCTAAGAGATATCCAAACATCATCGTTAGTTGTACTAAGAGAATCAATTGCGAGCGATAATAAGGACTTACTTAGCCCGATTGTTGGACTTAATCTAATAGCTTTTAGCATGTAAGTAACATTAGCCGTGTTTGCGTTTACTTTATTGGTGCTTAACGGGGTCACTATTTGCGTACCAGTTAACTCCAACGTTCCCGATGTTGTCACGTCTGCACAAATTTGTTGCATGCTTCCTGTGCCTGTTGTGCTGCGTATTTCCCAACGAACTGGCAATGAAGGGCTTTTTACTATTGTTCCGTCTTTGATACCTGCATGTAAATACGTATGCATCAAAACAAATGCGCCATCTACCATAAGCCAAAGGCGCACGGCTGTACCTCCTAGATACAGGAAGTCTATAGCCATAACGGTAAACTTCGTCAAATCAAAACTAGTTGTTTGGTTATTCCAGCTTGCTTGCGGAACTCTTACCTCTGTTCCTAAGTTGCCGTTTGCTATAACTAGGTTATAGGTTGTTCCATCGCTTTCTATATAAAAGCCGTCATAATTCGTGTTATAAGGAGCTACTCGGTCTGAAGTGAAGTATCCTTTTTTCTTTGTTACATTTACTTCATGACCAAAATCATCAAATGTAATTTCGCTTTTTTGCGCCTTTCCTGCAAAGTACGGATGAACTTGGAACGACTGACAAACGGCATATTGACCAGCGGTAACAGACATAGTCACCTCGCCTTGACTCCATACCTGCGTTCCTGTTCCTTTTCGGTCTAGCAAATAAGGCAAGCTATGTACATCCATTACATAGTTACCTAAGATGGTTTTTTGTGAAACGGGTAGGTTTCCGTCTGCGTCTAGTGGGGGTAGTGTGCCTATATCATTCCCCTCGTCTTCTTCTTCCTCTGTTCTTACGTCACTCCTAAATATAAAGCCATCAAAGTATTTTATAATATCCTCACGGTCACCAATTGGAGAACCACCACTATCTTGAATATTGCCCGTTGCATCTGTTCGGCTGTCGTTTGTGAAAGTATCTATTACAGTTACATCGTTTCCGATAATGATATACTTAGCCCTGTCTTGTCTTATCGTCAAGAGACTGTAACTAGTTTGGTCTACTAGTACGTTATCACCGCTAGGATAAACTTTCATTGCCATACTAAATATGTGTTTCTGTTACTTGGGCATCGCCAACCGCTGCGCTCCAATACCCGTGAATAATACCTTTGTAGTCTGTTATTGTTGCTAACTTGCCAGCACCTACTTGTTTATTAGTAAAGCTTCCAATTCCTGCACCTGTTCCGTATTTTATGTACAAAGTGGATGTGCTGTTATTGTAAATATGCGCTGTTATTCTGTGTTCATTTGCGGCTAATAACAAAGTACTTGCCATTGCAGCAACTACTACACTTGATGTTGCGTTTGATGCTCTTACTATTACTTGCGCTCCTATAAATTGGTCGAGGTAGTTAATAACTGTCGCTTCACTAACTAATAGAGTTCCGTTTATGTCTTGTATTTTAGTCTTGTCTGCTATTAAAATATTTCTACTCTCGCAAGAAAAGTAAACGTCATTTCCTGATATAGAGTAATGTAAACAGTCCATAGCGGTTATAGTAAACTCTTCGCCCTCTGGCTCTAAGTGAACGTTAGCCCCGTTTAAGTATATTTTAGTAACTGGATAAGCCATTTTATATTGCTTTTACTGCTCCAACAAAGGCATCTAGATAAGTCCTTACCGCTGCCTCGTTTCCGATAGCTGCACCTGCTGCTGTTTCCAAAAGCGTAACAGTTTCAACCCCTAACCATACATACGGCTGGACTTGAAAAAAGTTAACAACTAGACCTTTTATATCATATTTCAAATTGCCTGACGAATAATTTGATATTGCGCCAGTTCCTCTTTGTAGTGTAACCTGTCCAGTTCCTGCTACTAAACCTATTCTTAAAGCCATAATTTATAATTTTTAACAGTTAGTTTTTCTATTGTTTTTGCTTCTCTCTGTAAATACGAGGTTTATCCATATTGCACGGTTTAAAACCTCAAACTCATTACCGCTTGAATCATTCATAACAACGGGTAATAATTCGTATCTATAAGAGTGGTTATTTTTGTTGTAGTCACTTATGAATAGCTCGTTGCTGAATAGTATAAAGTCTCTCAATTCACGTGCCATGCATTCGGGTATGTTGTTCGCTTGGTAAACATATTCCTTGTTATTGGACATTGTTATCTGCCCTTCAAACATTTTAAGCCCTTTCTTTTGCGAGAATATTAGGTTTTCTTGTACCCATTTATCCTGTGGGTTGCCAAAATATCCGCTTAGTCTCAAACTATGCTCAAAACCACTATCTTTAAAGTCTATGTCTACAGCCTCTAATTTACCATCTTGCTTACAGTCTATCCTCGTTGTGCCGTTCGCCTTGTTAATAGTCCAGTTTTCAAGCTTGTAGCTAAATGGAGTATCTACATTAATTGCTATTCCTGCGATAGTCACAACTTTTCTAAGTGTAAAAGTATCTTCGCCCCAAATGTTTAATATTTTGCGCCATTCTACCATGAAATACGAAAGCTCTGTATTAGTGTGTAATGGGTCAAAATCGTATAAAACTCCATGTGTTCCATCTACTAGCGCAACCGTTCCCATACTGCCAATTATTTGATAAATAACCGTATCGGCTGGTGTTTGTCGTTGGAAGTAGATAGTTGTAAAGTCGTTCATGTACGGGTCTGTGTCGCTTAATGATGCGAGGACTAGACCTTGGTTACAACATTCTGCATACCCTCTGTCTGGTGGTTCGTCTTTTGGCAGAGTAACCTTAACAGCGTAGCCAATTGTTCTCTCTTCAAATAGACAATTCTCGGCTGCAACTACTTCCTGGCAGTCGGAACATGTCGAGTAGGTTGCCGCAATTGTTAGAACTTCGTCGTAGGTGCTTATTAATTCGCTTACTATCCAGCATGTACATTCACCATCGAATCTTAATACATCACCTATAGTTTGAGCAGCTACTAGTTTTACTTGTCGGTTGCTTTTAGGGTCTTGACAATTAGTAACTCTATACATTTTGTCAGCGTCAGGGTCTGCGCAACTAGTAAGCCGTGCCGCTAATAGTGGAGGCATCCACCCTGTAGACAAGCCCGAATTTAAGCCCAAACTAACTACTAAATAAGTCTCTGCCTGTGGTTGCCCAACTATCGAAACTATCAAGCCTGAATAGTTACTAGGGGTCACAGGAACAGCCAACGAAACTATATCTGAATAGCTCGAAGGGTTACAACTTTGAAGCGTGTATAGATATTTATCTGTGTCTGCCATTATTTACATCCTATTCTACCACTAGACTTGTATCTAGTAGCGTCTATTAATTTATTACTATCAATTCTACCCTCTACAATTATTTTACTAGTAGATACCCAAGTAACCTCTGCTAGTGTTTTTGTAGGTATTGGAATTATCGGGTTATCGTTTTCTGGCAAATGCACACTAGACAACTGTCTGAATGCTTTTTGCCCTGCTCCACCATCTACCTCAAAACAATTTACCCCGTAAACATTGGCATCAACAAACGCCTGATTTGCCCACGGTGTACCAGTAGAAGTGTATTCTATATCGTACCATACTGTTTCACCATCAATAATAACTCCTAAAGGTAAGCCGCTTATAGGGTCTGTACCCCCTAATAATTGCGCTCCTTTTACCCCGTTATTGTCTCTATACCATTTTATACTAGTTGAGATAGTACTGTTACTATTGTAGTCTAAAATAGTTAGGTTTCTTAGGTTTTGATACCTTACTGCATTGCCATCTAAAGTAGCATCTATATTGACAAAGAATTTAAGCGACCATCCAGCGGTTTGATAATAGTGATACCAGTCATTATTTAACCCATCCTTTTTCTCTGTATTGTCATAAAAAGCACTAGGAACATTGAGGCGTTTTAGCCAGTCCTCCCAACGAATTTTAAAACCATACCAACCTAGTACACCTTTCAAAGTGCCACTATCTGCGGCTGCATTGTGGTCAACTTTTATCCAGTTCTTATCGTTTCCAGCCCCTAATTTAAAGCCTCTACTTGCATCAAAATTAAATTGTGTCGGGTCTGGGTAAACGGTTAAGTCTACCGTTGTATTATCTAGCACAAATTGGAAGTCATCACTATTTCTTTGTGCTAAAAAGCCGTAGCTAATAGCTGTAGGTATTGGGATTGTACTACTTACAGCCGTATCTATTTGGAATGCTATTTTAGCCAAAAAGTCGTCTTCAACATACATTGAATTACCGCAAACTATAGGAGTATCGGTATAAACCTGGGGATGGTCTGTAAAAGAAATATCTAACCCATCCCAAGAACCAATTACAACAGGTTCGGTTATCATTGTATTAAAGTCGAGTCGTAAACTTACCCTATCACCTAAGTTTGTATCAGGTGCTTGGTCTCCTACGCTTACCCAAAGAACGTATTTTCTTTCATTGTCGCTCAATGCATCCATAAAGGTCGTAAAGGCGGCAGAAGGTACAAAGGTCGCTGTGAATATAATATCACTACCGCTTTGAACGAAACTAATATCTTTAGCGTCCATTGTTGCCCCATCGTGGCTGTAACCCGTTCTTAGTGCTGCGTGAACAGTTGGAGAAACTGGGAATACATCGCCTAAACTTGCAGCTTGTGAACCTGTATTTACCTTGTAGTTTTCATGTACGGGGTAATTATTGCTTTTAAAGTCATCTTCATCTAGCGAATACCAAGCAAAGCCATATTGACAGCGAGAAGCACCCGAAACATTAGGTACACCGCTTATCGTAGTTGTTACCGTTATGGGATTTGCATAGTCCAATTGGCTTACTATGTCTCCTGCGGCATTGGTATAAACAACGTCTGTATGAGTAAACAAGTTAGGCAGCTGGTTAAAGTTCTCGTCAAACCATCCTGTGTTACCTTTCTTTTGGGTTAATTTAGGGTCGTTCTTTATTCTTACATTTGGATTATTGTAGACTGGCAGCCCTTCAATGAGATAGTTAGCTGTTAGGGCTTCTATTCCTTTTGCATTGTCAGGGGCTGTTTCATTTGTCATATCTCCAATACTTCCAAAAGGTGGCAGCATAAAGATAATAGCTATTTTATAATTATATCGGTGTCCATTTGCGCCTAAGTATTCGCATGTTACCAGTTCGGCACTCGTTCCACTTTTAAAGTTTAGTGAGTGGGTAAACTGAACAGGAGAAAGCATTGATAAAGCATGGGCGTTTTCTAGTACAAATTTAGTTATAGTTCCATCTAACGAGCTTGCCAAAGTTCCGCTTATAGACTGGCTATTGGTAGGCTGTCCAAAGGTGAAATTTATCCCTTGAGGTCTAGCATCTGACCAAACTATTACATTAGCTATCTCTTTGTCGCTATTCACCATAACAGGTGCTATTTGTCCAAAGTTATAGCCCCATGTTGTTTTAGGGCTTCCGAAAGCATCATTTGCATAGAGTGTGCTACCCGAAACAGAGCCTACTACGAATGTAATAAGGTTTGTGGTTGAAGTTATTGAGCCGTTAGGGTTTGTTTGATACACAATAAATTTAAGCGTACAAGACATGCCAACAGCAAAACCGTGGTCTCTCCAGTTTGTACCATCATTTAATATCAACTCGTTGGGGTCGGATATTGTCAAAGAGGCTAATGGGCTAAAACGGTACTCAACAGCGAATTGACAAGTAAGCTCTAACTTTAGCCAGTCGCCTACGTTCCCTAATTGCCAGTTCGTAGAAGATGCTGGCTTAAAAGGGGTAATAAATTCTTCTGTTAATATCGTTACGCTCATTTCTTAATTCTTAATGCGTTTAGTGCTTTTAGTTTCTGCTCTTTGGTCATGCTTGTACTCGTTTGTATTCGCTTGACTTGCATAATTACCATAGCAACCTTGTTTTGTTCATGCGGTGTTAAATGCCCTATCTTGTCCATTACGCTATCCATTTGAGTAGCCGAATCCTTTATGGCTTTATTGAAGCTTTTAGTTGCTATCCATTGTTGCTCGGCAGCATCTAAAAGATACTTAGCTGTCTTAGCTTCTACATCTTTAGGGTCGGTGTTCTCTGCTATGTATCTTGCTTTATCTTCGCTCATTCTATAAACGTTACTTTTAATTTATCATCATAAACGCTTTCTATCTCATAACTTATTGTTGCGTGACCTTCTTCATACGACCAATCAAGCTCTAATATCTTAACCTTGTTCCCTTCTGCGTCCTCAACTACATTATTATTTGATAAAGATACGAAATTTTCAAAACAAAAAGGTATTTGCTTATCCTTTACAATTAGTCGCTGTGCGTTCTTGTCCTTTATTGTTACGAAACTTTTGAGAAAATGGTACTTTTCCCATAGGTTTTTTGCACTTAATATTTCCCTTTGGTCTAAAGCTAGACTATTTCCAGCCATAACTACCATCTTAGGACGTGATGTAAAGTGACTAGACAAGTGCATTGCTCCAACTCTTGCAGAGAATTGCCCAGCAAAAGAGTTAGGTTGTCCTAATTGACCGCTTAAAAAGTCCGCAGCTTGTAGGAATATCTTTAAAGCTTCCTCTATTACGGTTAGTTTATCTTTGCGAACCGCCATAGAAAGGGGAACATTTATTGTTTCTAAGCCTTTTATATTTACTAGTTCGGGGTTGGTTACGGTCTTTGGGGATGTGATAACTTGATAAGCTCTACCTTGGCTATTGTCCAAAGTGTTCATATCTTGCTGGTCGGTATCCCAAAGAATCTCAAAGTTCGCCTTTATTGCGCTTGTATTTACTGTGTATGGGTTTGTTAGGTCGGTTTGGTCGGTTAATGTGTCGGGCACAACATAACTAGAATTGTTATCCCAATAGTCCTCACGTTCAAACTCAAATACACCATCTCTAATTCTGTAGTCTGCATTAAACACACTACTATAAACCCGTATTGCGTCGCCTAAATTGTCTATACCATCCTCTTTAGTTGGTACTCCTGTTTCTACCCAAGACCCTGTATCTGCGCCCGTTGGAGGACTGCCGCCTTTATGCCCCTTCTTTGGAATTACTACCCATTTATTTGCGCTTGTGTCTATCGCATCTAGTAGGTCACTTTTAAGGGTATAGCCTAAGTAGTCGCACCCTTTTTGGAACAATTGGCGTACTGTCATGCCTAGATGGTAGCGTTTCTTAGGGGCTAATTGGTCAATTATCTGTTCGGTTAGTTTTACTAGTGCTACTATTATTCCAACAGTATAGGCGACTGTGACTGCTAAATTTATCACGGCTGCTATAATATCCCCCAAATCCCAAGCGGTAACAGCGCCAGCACCTAAGCCTACGGATTGCCCGACTACAGGAGTAACCCCGTTTATCAAGTCGGTTGTTTGCTCTGCTATGGATTGGATAGACTCAACAAGTTCTTTTGTGAGCATAAATGTACTGATAGAAAGCAAAAGCAATTCTACACCATCTGGAATGTAATTAATAACATAGGGTACTCCGCTATAGTCGCTTGATGTAATTTTACCAGCACCGTTGTAGCTATCACTAGCAAGGTATCTATAAGAAAAGCTTTCTGCATTCTCTTTCATCCAGTCCTCACCTTGTAGCTTTTTGAGGGCAATTGCTATGATGTTAGGGGCTATTATCGTGGGTTCGTCTGTTGCATCTAAATAGCCGTTATAAGTTAACACAGGGTTTAGGGGTTCGCCCACCTCTATGTCATAAGGGATGCCCTCAAAATAGCCTTTTGTGTTTAGTATTTCTTGTATATCAGTAGCAGACTGCCCCTTAAATAGCAAGTTATCTAGTTTTATGGTAGCGTCTATTTTACCCTTTTCCCAACTAGCTACAACTTTGAATTGTTGCCAGTTTTCGGGTTCTTCGACTTGTTGACCGTTTAAATAGTGTCTAGAATTTGCCATTTAATATTTTTATTACTATATTGAGACATAACAAGCACATCAAGCTTTTGTTTATTAAAGAAATAGCCTTGAAGATACTCCAATATCTATCAAGGTTTTTTTATTTCCCTCTCAATATTTCCCTTCTAATTATTTTCATATTCTCTTTATTCTCTGTTTTTATCATACTGTAAACAGCTTTATAGAGCTTTTCTACCTCAATACTTACATTAGGTTGTGAGGCTAATTGTTTTCTAATTCCTTGTAATTCTTGCAGCATTTGACTATCGTTAAGCACTTGACTATCCGACTTACTAACGCCACTTTCAAACGCCTGTTTTTGCTTAGAAAACAAGCTTTGAGTAGTTGCGCCCTGTGGCTGAAAATGGTCGCTCATTGCTTCCCCAAACTCACTACCGCTTTTACCTGTCAACCCATAGGCGGCTGTATCTTTTGCATTTACGATATATTCTTTACCATGCGTATAGTATAAACCAGCTATTTGTTTTTGACCTACGTCACCAGTATATCCGCCTTTCTCAAATCCTGTTGCAAGTAATGTTAATAAGCTTATGTCAGTCAATGCGTTTTGCAAAGCGTTTTCATCTCCACTAGTAGCATAAGCAGTCACCAAAGAGAACAAAGCGGCTATCTTTTGAGCCTGTTCAGCTTCTTTTTGTCTGCGTTGTGCTTCTGCTTGGCGTTTAGCTAATTGTTCTTCTTCAAATACTAAATTCGTTTCCAGCCCTTCGGCTGCTCTTTGTCTTGCTGCGCTTAGGTTTTCGGCTTGCTTATCAACACTTTCCTTTGCTAAGTCGGCTTGTTTGGTGAATAATTCGGTAATTAATTCGCCTACCTTGGCGGCATTCTCCCTAACAGACTCTAATAATTCATCGTTAGACTTTTTCTTTTTGGTATTCGCTTCTTCTACTAGTGCGACCTCTTCATTCAAGATAGCCGCTTGTTTATCTAGTTCATCCTGTTGTACACTAATAGTACTAAGTTCCTCGGTTTTTAGAGCAAATTCCTTGCGGATATTCAACAAGTTTTCTTGATGCGTTTTTAATTGCTCAACTTCTAAATTATCATGTATTCCTTGTAGTGCTAGAATGTCTTTATTAGCCTGTTCTCTAAATGCTGCTAGTTCTTCGCTACCTTCGCCAAACAAGTCTATAATTTGCGCCTCCTGTGTTGCTATTTGGGCTTTTAATAACTCAAAGTTGTTAGCCCGTTGCGATTGCTCCACCTTAAAACGTTCATCCTCTAAAGCGGTTAGTTGCGTCTGCCTGTCCTCAATGTTATTTATCTCCGCATCAGTCAACTTTTTACCTAGTTCTTCGATTGCTTCTAGGCGTTCTTTTTCACTTGTTTGTATCTCAATTAATAGGCTCTTTTGCTTTTCGAGTAGCTTGTTTTGTTCCTCAATAGCTTTCTTTCTTGCCTCGGATTGGGCTGCTAATTTCTCGCCTGTGGTGGCTTCTACTTTTTGGTTTTTATTAAACTCTTCTTGTTCAGCTAAAACAGCATTATAACCCTCTTTGAACTTGTCTATAATGGCACTCGTATTGATAGCATTGTTTTGTATTTGCCTGTCCAGTGCTGCTACCTTTCTATTGGCTGCGTCTAAGTCTCCGCCCGACAGTTTAGCGAATAGTCGTTCTACTTGTGCAATTGTTCTTTGTATCCTAAGAGATACCTCGTTAAACGTTCGACCTATTACCGCACCAAATTCTTTAAAGGCTGCTATTGTTCCCCCTAACAGGGCTGGTATCTTGGTTATGCTGGTTATTATGCCGTTGAATACCCATCCAATCTTACTAAATACCCATCCTAATATACTACCTTCTTTAGATACGCTAGCAATTTTACTAGCTACAAAGGCAAGTGTATTAAATAAACTAGTTAAAGGACCTGCTATAAAGTTTAGAAACTTCTCGGCTACTAATGTTAAATTCTGCTTGAGTATAGAGAACGAATCACTAAGCTTTTTGAATGCAGGATTGGAGTCCTTGCCAGCTTCGACAATGTCACCCAAAGCACCTGCCATACGTATAGCACCATCAATAATAGTACGACCTACAAAGACACGCATTAAGGTTTTACGCAGTCGTTTCATCCCCTTCTCGTAGTTGCCTACGCTGCGTCTGTGGTCTCCCGTTGCTTCCTCTAGTGCTTTTAATTGTCGTGTTAATTGCTTTTTGGTTGCTACTAATTTCTTACCTTCCTTTCCGTTTACCTGCTCCGCTACTGTTAGTTTTTTCCAGTCTAAAGTAACCAGCGATAATTGCGCCCTAAGGGCTGCTACTGATTGCTTTTCATTTGTCTGAATAATAGCCAATTGCTTGGCACGTTGCATCTGTTCACGCCTTGCTAGTTTCTCTTTTTGTAGTTGTATTAGTAGTTCTTGGTTGGTTTCTAGGTTCTGCTTTTTGGCTTTCTCTAATAGTAGCTCTTGCTTAGTTAAGCTTTTCTTTGCTGTCTCTAATTTCTTAACATCCTTGGTAAGCTTCTCAATGGCTGCGGTGTCTTTTGGGGTTGCCTTATCGAAAGCCTTATCTAAGTCCTTCGCCATATCTAATAAGTCCGCCTTTAGAATTTTTATGTTCTTACGAAGTTCATCAAAACCACCTCCTACGTTTATCAGGTCGTCAAATTCTAATATAGCGTCACCTTCAGCCATTATCTTTATTTTTCTTTTTTATGTGGTCTAGTAGGCTATAAAACCTAAAGACAGTCATTTTATTAACATCTTCGCTAGTGTGTTCTGACACCGAAAAAACAAACTCCTCAAAATTTATATCTTCCTCTAATTCTGCATTGTTCTCTATGTACATATTCCAAACACGGGGCTTTGACAGCCTTAACATCTCCGCTTCATGCTCTTTTCTCTCTGTGTCTGTATCGTTACCAAGTAGCTTTTGAATCCTTGCGCCCAATTGTTTTAAAAGGGCTACGTTATAGTTTAAATCTACATAAAAATGTGAGGCGTGATAAATTCTTATTTCTTCCTCAATTTTTTTTTTAGATAAGTTACCGTTTCATCCAAAAGTAATTTAGTAAAACCTATTTCATCAAGCTTATCTTGAATCTTATTCAAAGTGGATTCTTCAAAGTCCTCATATTGATGCCCGTTAATACTGTGAACCATAACAGCTAAAGCCATGCCTTTAGGGCTGTATTCTTCTAGTGCATGGTGCAAGGTATTCTCACGGTTTATTAATTCAGTTTCGGCACTTTTATAGTCCTCTGCTCTTATGTATCCCAAGCTTCTACCGCCTCGTTTCCTGTAGTCTTCGATACTATCACCTACTCCTAAATCAATCATCAGGAACTTATTAAAACGCTGATAACGCCTAATCGTTAGAAGCCTGTCTGAGTCAAAAAACTTAATTATGTGCTTTTGCTTTCCTTGTTTAATTTCTACTTCATGCATTTATGTTAAATATTTCTTTGATAAAGAACTAATCGAAGCGCATAAAAAGCCCCAATATAAATAATTAATATCCCAATGATAGCAGGAATAAGCTATTGCGCCTATTGTTGCTGTGTGGTTCTCCATGCAAAACTCACATTCACTAACCCCTAATAAGAACCATTTCAAAGGTCGTATTTTTGTGCCATTACCTGCCCCCTCTAGTATTCGCATCAAGATATTATCTTTGTACAAAATACACATTACCCACCAGAACAGGAGATAAAAAACTATAAATTCTATTATCATAATATTTTTGGTTGGTACTTTTTACTTCGCTTTAATTCTACTGCCTCCTTGTGTCTTAATTTTTTGTATTTCTTTAAAAAAGGGTAGCCTTTTTGGTCTTTGTTGTTTATTTTCAGGATGACCCATTCTTCATCAACAGAGTGACACATACGGTAACTCGTAGCTACTTTTAGCATCTCTTGATAGTTCGGGTCTTTTACTGGTACTTCGTAATATCTTGTATTGGGCATATTTTCTATGTTGGTACAAAGCCTTGCCAATTAGCTAAAGCCATGTTTAAAGTTTGTACGCTATTTACAGTTACTGTTCCATCATTCGGAAACCTAACATTATTGTATAGTTCTTGAGATAACCCGTTACTAAATCGAGGATTTAAAATCAGATTAGAAACGTCTTCTGGGGCTTTCGGCCTCCCTCCATTTTCGTCATCTGTTATAAATGCTTGGTTTTGTTCGGCAATCCAAATTCTAGGTTCTGTCATGTATCCAGCGAAAGGGTAAGCCATTCCTGCCGTGTTTCCAAGCATGGGAACTACAGCGTTAAGTATGCTAGATGTCACAATAGAATGCGTAATAGTTGGAGTTTGCAAGGCAGCATTAATATACATATTTACACCGCTTGCATTGCCAGAGCCGTTAGAGGTCATAGAAACATGATTCCAAGCATTCAAGGTGATGGAAGCCGCTGGGGATGTCATTTGTATTTTGTTCGATGCCGTAGCAGATATAGAAACAAACAAACTTCCATCGCTTCGCCCCCAAAATCTAAAACCGTTATTAGTTACTGTATTCTCCCACTTAGAATAAATTGAGCCGTTATGGTAGGATGTTATGTAAATCCAGCATGTAATAGTAATAGCCTGCGTGTAGTCAAAGTCGATACCTGCTACATTTGGCATTTCTATACCATCATTTACCCCATCCAACAAGACCGACTTAGTATTTGCATACCCTGCGCCTCCGCAATATCTTGTTATAACATCCGTTTCTTGTTGTGTTGTGAGTGGAGCTATTGACATGTCGTATGTCGGCAGGATACAATAGTCTTTATCATCTTGTGATAAGTTCTGCAATATAGCACCGCAACGGTTTAAGCTCACACCAGCGCAATCCTCTCTAAAGGTCATTACTAGGTCGAATCTAAAATAAGTCATGGGCAAATACTGCTTGCCTGTTTTCCCTGCTTCAATATCAATATCCCAGTCACTCCAAACGCTTACAAAATCTCTTGTTTCGTTTACGGTTTCTAGTTGATAGGATTTGCCTAGTGCCTTTCTTTTTACCACTTGCCTTACATCTTCCATAAGATGTTCGGTAAAGTCCTCTGTTAATAGTAAGGTCGAGTCTATTGTTTTGAGGTTACAGGAGAATATTAAAGACACAGGATAGGACATGTAGTTAAACTTACCGACACTTTGATTTATGTTAGTTGCATCTCCTACGGTTATAAAGTTCTGTCCTTGTTTATCGTTATCGGGTGTCGATGGGAAATAACTAGTTTTTGAAGTGCCTAAGTATATTTGGGGTAGGAATTGAGTAACGCCATTCCCCCGTACTTTACTGAATGTGTAGGCTCTGCCCATTCCATTAGTCAGCCAAAGCAAATTAGTATCTAGCAGCATTTGCAAGTCAATTACATGAGCATCTATACCCTTTGCTTGGGTTGCTGTCGGTATGGTAGGATTCTGAATACTCATTATCTACTTATTATTGTTTGCCAGTTCTGCTTTAATATAGGCTTAGTGTACTTAATAATAAAATCCTTCATTAAGTCGCTTTGTATGCCTAGAATTACGTTATTTTCATAGTGAGTTACAAGGTACTTAAAATACTCCACATTAGCCGTAATTATCGCCTGTGTTGTGGTTGTATCAATTTGTATGCTTCTGTATAAGTCTCCTGTATCTTTTAGTGTTACTCTATTGGTCGGCTGTCCTTTTCTTCGCTTATATTGCTTGGTACTATCTGCATAGCTAGGAACAAAACTAATGTTTAGCGAGTCCTTGCCGCTATCCATTTGGTCGGTTTGGTCGTCTATTAGAACACCCTTGTTTCTATCTATCGACTCTTTGATGCTTGGATTGATAGCTTTTTCAAGTGCGTTTATCTTTCTTATTAGTCGTTCCGCTGCTCCCATTTTCTACCGCCTTTTTAATTCTGTCAATAAAAGATTGCATTTCTGCTTTATGCTCTTTAGTTTCATCATAAAGCACTTGTTTACTATCGCTTATAATAGAACTAATAGAAGAAATTATATCATACTTTTCTTGTATCTCTTGCTCAATCTTTGTGTTTTTCGGTTTAAGTGGGGTTGCTTGTATCATCCCGCTGCCCCGTATTTAGTCTTAGGAAGTTTAGCACTTGGCAAACAATCACCTCTAACATTGCCCATGTCCAAATTTAAAGCTTCTATGGCTTTTGATAGCTTTTGATTTAGTGGGGGGTTGTCAGTATCTGTCGTTCCTTCCAGGTCTCTAATTATCATTATTTTTACACTTTCCTCAATGTTGTTTAGCTGTGTGCTAGACTTCATCATTTCGAGTACCTTCATGGCAACTGCCAAACCTATTACATTGGCAAAGTTTCTCCTGTTGTCCTTCCAAAATTGAGTAAGGTCGCATCCAATTGTGATGTTAAAATTAAAACCCCAATTATTCGTATTGGTTTGAATAACTATCGAAGGGTTGAACATTGTACCCTTTGCAGGAAGTGACGCACTAGGTACGTAAAATCCCTTCATCACTAAGCGGTTTCTAATGCTTTTATACTTAACATCATTCGCCTTTGCTGTAGCTCCACATTGATTACAATACCCATTAAGCCAGTTCATAGCAGAATACTGGACAGCTTGCGAACTCTGTAAGGCTAAATCATCCTGATAGTATCCGATATACCAAGTTCCTCCAGAAATAACACCATTATCAAAATCAAGTATCTGCCTATGTTCTTCCCATCCGAAAGAGTACGTTGCAGTAGATGAATATTGGAATATCGTAACAGGCGTGGTTTTGCTACTATGATAAACGTAGATATCTAAGTCAGTTACCGCAGCGGTTAAATACAGCCCAATTCGGTTAATTATAGCCCGTATGCCTGTCTCTTGCGACACTTCAAACATTACCCCACAAAAACGGCTTTCGTTCGTCATTGTAGCAGTTTTGCGACCGACATTATAAACTACATTGTTAGTTGCTATTGTTTTTCCAAAACGCCCCAATTGCTTCTCAGTAACTATTCGGTTTAGTACTTGTGTAATTCCATCAGTTTCTACATCTGCCAAGAACGTTGTAAGCGGTCTTTCATCTAGCAAAGAAGTGATATAGTCTAACCGTACCAGCTCATTAAAGCCTTGGTAATATTGACCAGATAGAGGCGTATCAGTATAAGGCGCACCAAGTGCAGGAATTTCGGCTGCGTTCCAAAAATCCTTCCAACTGACTACCGTTTTTAAAATATCTACAATGCTATTATCAAACATAATTTTTATAATAAAAGGGGCTTCTAAATGCGAAAGAAGCCCCCCGAAATTGACAAGTAAAAGCTTCTTTCTATGCTGTTAAAAAGTCTACTGCTCTAATTACACCACCTTTGGCTTGCGCACCGCTGCGGTAAGGAGTCAATATACCATAATGTACAGCAAATTGGTGTACTTCTTGTACTGCGGCTACATCGGCAGCGTTGCCAGTTAGTGCGTTAATGTCTGCGCAATCAGAATAGTACATAGTATCTATTTGAGTTTGCAGAACATCATCGTAAACAGTACCATAAATTTTTCCTGTAGTTGTCGGTCTAGCAGCTTTCTCATCTGGAGCATTACGGAAAATCATCCCATAAGAACCTTTAGGAGTAATGTAGCAAGATGCATCTGATGCAGCCCCAACAGTTACGCTATTGGTGAAATTGAAGTCGAACAAGCCCAGCTGATAAGCTTCGTTCGTGTCATTACCTGCGCCTTGTGCGCCCATTTCACGAACAATTGACTCTAAGTTTGTTGAACCCAAAACATCCATGCGACCGTAAATATCATCTGATTTTTGGATAGATGTATAGTCGTTAAATAGACCAGGGCGAAGGGCTAAAGAACATTGCAAGCGGTCGGCTACAAATGCCCCATACTTGTTACCTGCTCCTATATAGCTATTCGTATACTGCGCTTCTGGTGCTTGGGCGGCTATTAAAGCGGTATCAACGGCAGTATCTAAATTTGCATAAAGCAAATGCATGTTGTCCGTATATTTACGAGCAAACTCTTGGTTGTAGCTAATTTCGTTTTGGTCGTTCTTGGTCTGTTCCATTGTAAAAGCAACAGATACGGTTACCCAAGTAACGTTTACAAATGCACTAATAGCATCCGTTCCAGTTGCTGCACATGTGATTCCAGTACCCAAAGCACCTGCCGAAGTACTCATTACAGGGATGTCAATTGTACGCCCCCAAGAGTTACGAGCCTTCATTATTAGGTCGTTAGAAATAATACCCGTTCCGCTGTTTGCGTATTGGATAGCTTTACTTAAAAGTCCGTACTCTGCTGTGCGAACATTATATTGGTCTAAAAGGTTAGGATAATTAATTTTTATGTTATCTAAAGCCGTGGCAGTCATCGCCATAATTGATAAAATTTATCACTCTAAAGACAGACCGTTTGGAAAATAGTGGTCTTGTGTAGCCTTAAAGAGGTCTTTTGTACGCTTCTCATGCCATGCCCACCCTTTGGGCTGGATGACCTTAACAAACTCATCTTTGAGTTGTGCAAAGGATTTGATATTTATAATGTTAGGAATTGCGACAATATCACCCTTAATTTTGCCTTTTCCTGCATCATCGTCAGCGTTGCCGCCTTCTTTTTTTACTTGAAACATTGAGCTAAATTCAACCGCTGCCACTTCCTGCGCTGTCATTGGCAAACCGTTGGGATTCATGTAAGGCTCATTCGTTTTGTTGTAAAATATTGTTTTGCCTCCTACTTCTTTAGCCCTCCCTATGATGCTATTTGTACGAATTTCCCTCAATTCCTGCAAGTCATCTTTAGAGTAACTTTGTTTAAAAGTTTGGTCACTTAAATAAGAGTTTATATTGTTTGCTATATTGGTACTATATTCTTTGTCGGCAAATGCTGCTATTTGCTTCCTAAGTGCTTCGTTATCTTCGTTCACTTTTGCTAATTGGGCAGCGTGTAACTGGTCTTTGTCTGTAGACTCTTTTTGTTGTTGCTCCTGATTGCCAACTTTGTCTAATAGCTTTTTGTATTCAGTTGCCAAATGCCCAGCGTATTGACTAGTATTCATACCTTCGGGTCTTTCCTCTAAACCCATTGCAGATAATACAGCGTCATCCACTTGCTTCCATCCTTTGCCCATCGCTTTTTTACCTAGTTCTACCTCGTGTATCTCTAGATATTTCTTGCCATGCTGGTTAAGAATAGCCGCAAATTCGGGCTTATCTTTCACCATGTCAATCATTTGCTGTGTTGTTAATTCTTTTTGTTGTTCCTGTGTTGCTTTTTCTTGCTCGTTTGCCATAACGCCCTAGTTGTTTTAGAATGATTTAATGTATGCTTTTACTCTGTCAAATGACACCCCTACCTCTTTGGCTATTGCTTTTAGCCCCTCATCATCTTGCCCTTTTCCTTCCTCCATCAGTGCGTTTACTTTGCTCTTTTGGGTTGGGCTAAGGTCTTTTACTTTTGGTTTCTTTGGAGCTGATGCTGGTAGAGTTGGGTTGTTAAGTATTACCACTTTGGCAAATGCTCCATTAAACACAGTTTTAACACGTCCGCTTGTTACTTCTCGCTTCATGTCTTGCCATTTGTTAATAGAAGAGTACACAGTCCTTGCGGTGTGTATTTTACTCATTCCATCGAGCGCATCACGTGAGCGGATGCCAATACACACGTAATGGTATTTAGCTTCTGTTTCGTGTATAAGTTTAGGTATCTTGTAGTCTCCTAAATCAAGATTGCTCAATTCCTTGGTCGCTTGCGCCAGTTGGTTGGGCTGTATCATCGCTTTCATCTTGTGGTAGTTTCTGTTTTGTATAATGTAATAAAGTTTTTTTGATGCTTTCTATTTTCTTATCGTAGGTCAAGTCTTTGCCAAACTCTACAATACTTCCGTTCTCTCTTTCAAACTGTCCTAAAAGGTCGTTAAAATTGGACTTGATATAATAGTCCTCTTTTGTTATCATGAACTCCTTAAACTTATCCCTTGCCTCTATTTGTGTATCAAAAGCGTTCGGCTCTACGTCCTTTGCAATTAACATCTTTTGGATCAGGTCAGGGTTGTTCTTGTACTTCGTATGGATAAGCAATTTATTAAGCTGCTCAATTTCGGTACTTTGAACCCCTGCTATTTTAGCTTGTTGAATTACTGCTAGTATCTCTTTTTCGGTCAAGATAAAAAACTCTGTTCCAAAACTAGCACTAACCTTTACGTCAACATTGTACACTAGCTTAACCATTCCTTTAACTATCCACTTGTATAGCTCATTCAAGTAACTAGCTATATCAAGTAAAGGCTTCTTTCTGCTCTCCATAATAGCCATAACTTGTGTCTCATTCATTGCCTCACGGCTCAATGCACTATTATAGCCTGTTGTGTTAACTTTTATACTGTTTACCCTTCCTGCTTGCTTTTCTCCTGTGTATTTTAAAGAATTTACATCAGGTGCGATAAATTGGGTCAAGCCTCTTGTGTCTTGGTCTTCTTTATCTGTTCCGACTACTACACCTACTAACGTTCCAGGTCCTATCAATTGCTTATTCGCACAGCTTGGGCATTCTGTATGATAACCCTCTGTAGTTACAACATTGTCCTCGTTCTGAATAGGTTCAATATAAAGCTGCCCGTTTGTACAACCTCTGTCGCAATCATCATCTGCGTGTTGCAATATCTGAAACGCTGCGAAGTTGTCTTGATAGAACTCGAACAAGTCAATTTGGTTGTATTGCTTCATTAGCCCACGAACAGGAGATAACGGCACACACCTATCAAAATGATGTTCATCTATCAATGGCTTATCGAAAAAGAACTTTGCTGGGCAATACCCTAAATTATGAGGGGCATCTAATACCTCGCTTAACATTCCTTTTTCTTCCAATACCACACGGTAAGACTTTGCATCATAAACAGCGTACTTTGTCCATTCTTTACCGTCCTCGGTCTTTCCTGTTGAATGTATAAAGATAAACACCGTAAAGTTACCGTGCTTATCGTCCTGATAGCCAACTATTCTTTCATTTGGAATAGCCAGTAGCAACGGTTCGCCCTTATCGTCTTTATCCAATACTACAACCGTATTAGGCGCACACTTTAGAACTCTTTTACCTTTTGCTTCTATCCAATTACGAACATTGAGCATAGACAACATTCCCTCTGCTGCCTCCTTTGCTCTGTCATTAGGATAGTCAACACTAAAATGAGCATTGCGCCCATCGAATACCTTATACAAATCAAGCATTATATCGTTAGATATGTTGTTGATAGGCAAAGGAAGGGCATAGTACTTGGTTATAGCTTTGAATTTCTCTGCCGTTAGTTTATTAGCTAACGAACTTTCAAGCTCCTGCCAAGCAGTCTCATTACTCAAAGCATACCCATCTAAGGGCAAAGTAAAAACACGAAGCCTAGACTGGTACTTATTCCCCTCCGCTATCTTCGCTTGGTTTGGTCTTCTTTTTACCAGTTCGACCGCTTGGGAGTTTGATAAGTTCATTTCCATCTAAGGCGTATTTTTCAGTCTCTACAATCTTAAAACGCTTATGCGCTCCCTTGAGCTTTAACAATGCCGCAGCATGTTCAAAACTAAGTTCTACAACCGTGTCAGACTGCAATTTTTTAATTTTTACT